TTATCCCGGTGATAATTCCACAGCGGGTGTTAGCGGCGCTGGTGGTGGCGGCAGAGGAGGTATTGGTTCCAGTTGCGGAGGCCAAGGTGGAGGCGGCGTTGGAGTTTTAGGGCAAGGTTCTAACGGTACAAAAACTGGTGGCGGAGGATCGGGTGGCGGCAACGGCTCAACAAACGGTAAAACTGGTGGACCAGCGGGTTCATACGGCGCTGGCGGCGGTGGTGGTGGTGCTTATTGCTGCTGCGGTTACGTTTGTTTTAAAGGCGCTGCGGGAGCAGTTGGCGCTGTTCGTATCATGTGGCCCGGTTGCAGTCGTTCATTCCCATCAACATCAGCAGGTAGCCCATAATGTCCAATTGGTATATTCAAATTGACGAAGAAGGTAATCCAGTAAACCATCCAATGCTGGAAGAAAATCTTATTGATATTTTCCCAAATGGTATTCCTGAGAAATATCAGCCATTTAATCGTACTTCTATACCTATTCCTAATACTTTTGAGAATGTTAGTTTTGAACCAATATATCAAAAAATTGATAACATTTGGCAAGATGTTTGGCTTATTACGGCAAAACCAGATGATGAGATATCTGCAATTAAAGCAAATATTGATCAGGTGATTGCTGATATTAAAACAACGCGGACATCAAAAGTGAATACTTTAATTGCAGACCTATCTACAACTGATGCACAAAAAATGGCATATAACAATTATCTTGCCCAATTGCAGGATTATACGGTAACGGACTATTTGAACTGGGAAGTTCCTAAGATACCTAAGTTAGATTCAAACGGAAACATTATATCTTAAAAGGAAAATAAAATGTCTGATGCCATTAATGCTTGGCACTATTTTACGTCTCCTGTTTATAAATTTGATAAACCAGAATTTTTAAAAGACGCCACCAAAGTATGCACGGAAAAATTGGCGGAAGTTAAAAAAACAACAAAATTAGATGATATATATCCGTTATATAACACTGGAGCTTTGCATACTGATGAAAGAATGCACAGTCTTGTGGATTATATATTAAAAACCTCATGGAATATTTTAAATGACCAAGGGTACAACATGGATGTGTACCGTATGGAAATGTATGATTTCTGGTGTCAAGAACATCATTACCGTTCTGGCCATGAAAAACACTTTCATAACTCCGTTATTTCTGGATTTTATTTTATAGATACGCCTCCAGATGGCTGCAAATTAATTATACATGAACCGCGTTCAACCAAGGAATTTGTTTCGCTTATTGAACGTGACCCATCCCAAGCAACGTATGCCAGCAATATGATTAATTTTATCCCAGAGTCAGGGACATTTATGTTTGCAAATTCTTGGTTGCCGCATTCATTTACCCGTAATTTATCCAAAAAACCATTTCGTATGATTCATTTTAATGTAGGTGTTGTTTACTCCCCACTAACTGCAACGGTTATATAATTATGATTACAAATTATACCGCTGAAAAATCATCTATTTTTTACCCTCATGTTTATTGGGAAGGTTATTTTACCAATGAAGAATTGGCACTTATTGTTCAATATTGTGAAAACAAAAAATTAGAAGACGGCAAAATTCAAAGCAGTGTTGATAACAAGATAAGAAAATCAAAAATAAATTTTACGGAGCCTGATGAAGAAAACAGGTGGATTTTTAATAAATTAAATGACTTCGTAACCATGATAAATGATAAATTTTATGGGTTTGATTTGGTAGGATACAATTCTTTTCAATTTTCTACATATAATTCAAAAGAAAGCGGCCATTACGATTGGCATATTGATAGTTATGTTAATCAAGTTAACCCGCAAGGAACTGGTCTTCACCGTAAATTATCTATGACTATGCTTTTAAATGATGATTTTGAAGGTGGAGATTTTGAAATTAACCTTTCCACTCCTAATAAAGTTAATGTTAAAAAGGGAATGGCTATTTTTTTCCCATCCTTTGTGCTGCACCGCGTCACGCCTGTAACCAAAGGCATTCGTAAGTCACTGGTCATCTGGGTTGAAGGCCCACGTTGGAAATGAACAAGTACGCCATCCGGTTCAATAAGTCCCGTGGTCAACCCGGTCGCGGGACGGAGGATCATGTCTGGCGGGTATTTGAAAACGGCCAAGAGTATCTGTTTAAGCATCTGGACATACAGGTTCCCGTCAAGGATGAACGGGATGGCGGGGATTGGAATATTGTCTGCTATGGTGTATTATCTATTGACAGGGAAACCTCCACCGCCATCATCCGGGATGCCTAATTATGAATGAGTATCAAAACCTTATAGATATAGGGGCAGGGATGGCCCTGACCGTGGCGGGATGGCTTTTGCGGGAACTTTGGGGCGCGGTAAAAGAACTACAACGGGATATTAGTAAACTGGAGGCGTCGCTTCCAAAAGAATACGTTCTTAAAGACGATTTAGATAAACGGATGGCCCATATTGAAGATATGTTCCAACGTATTTACGACAAATTAGACGGTAAGGCGGACAAGCCATGAGTACAACAACCAATCTGGCCCTTAACGAACCCGCCTATAACAGCACATCCCCTACGTGGGACCAGCCCCTCAATTACAATTCCACCATTCTTGACCAGATGTTTGGCAACACAACATCTGTATCCGTCAACACGGGCGGCTCACCGACCTATACAAATATTGCCGCACCCAGTGCTATAGCAGCAGGTTCCACATCTCAGGCCATGAGATTTAACCTTACGGGTGCGTTGGCGGCTAACCAGACGGTTTTGCTTCCACAAAGCGTCGCTGGCATGTGGGTTGTGACAAACAGCACGTCCGGCGCGTATACGGTTACTCTTGGCTCCAATAACGGCAGCAATGCGGCGGCTGGAACGACTGTGGCCCTCCCGCAAGGCTACAGCATCATCATTTATAGCGACGGCACGAACGTCAAAAAGGCGGATGACGGGATTCTTCAAGGCGGTTCTATTTCTGGCAATTTGACGGTTAGCGGCAGCATTACCGCTGGAACAACGGTCAACTCAGGCACAACGGTTGCCGCAGGAACCAATATTACCGCAACTACTACTATTGCCGCAGGAACCGCCCTTTCTGCTGGTACAACTGTTACGGCAGGGACATCCGTAAACGATTCTATTGGGAATGTTCGTAGTATCCCTATTAACTCCCAAACAGCCGCTTATGTCTTGGTCGCAACCGATAATGGTCAAGCTATATCCATTACGACTGGCGGCGTAACTATCCCAAATGCCGTAATGTCTTCGGGCAATGCGGTAACGATTTATAACAATTCTGGCAGCAGTCAGACAATCACACAGGGTACGGGCGTAACCTTACAGTGGGCGGGCCAAGCATCGTCTACTACTGGGAACAGAACCCTTGCATTGTACGGAATTTGTACGGTTCTCTTTACATCGTCCTCAACCGCAATAATTTCCGGGGCTGGTTTATCGTAATGGAATTTACGTGGTCATTCCCCCAATTTATAGTAAACCCACTATATGACGGCCTGACCAATGTGGTTACGGCCATTAATTGGGTTTGCACGGGTACGAATGGCTTGGTTACGTCATCAAGTTCTGGTACAGTGCAATTAGGAACACCAAATCCGGCGGAATTTGTTCCATATGCGGACATTACACAGGAAATGGCGTTCCAATGGGTATCACAATCTATCAGCATAACGGGGGTTGAAGCAGCTATTGCCGCTCAAATTAACCAGATATCTACACCACAAGTACAGCCTCAAAAACCACCATTTTAGGAGAACATAATGGAAAATCTTGAACTTGAACTAAAGTTGACCGTAGCCCACGTTAACACCGTATTGAAACACCTTGGTGCTGGCGTTTATGCGGAAGTAGCTGATTTGATTCAGCTTCTTCATGGTCAAGCAAAACCACAGATTGAATCTGCTGTTGTTCCCGCCCCAGCACCTGTTGAAGCTGCGCCAACGGAAGAGCAGCCCGCCCAATAAGGATGACTTATGACAACTGGCCTTACGTATAACAGTTACGTTCAGCAAATCGCTACGTTGGCGGTTGTCCCTACAACTGACACTAATTTCCAGATCATTTTGCCCCAAGCAATTTCCTACGCGGAACTGCGGATGCAACGTGATCTGGATTTTTTATCCGCACAAGTCTATGATAACACTTCGTTTTCTACAACTCAAAACGTTAATATCTTAACGATACCGACTGCGGCGTTTATTACGCTTCAGACGATTCAAGTAAATAACAACGGGGTTTTGACTCCTTTGGCCCCTGTGGCTAAGGAGTACATTCAAAACGTTTTCAACAGCACGGCAAGTGCAGGAGTTCCAAGTGTCTTCGCTGTTTATGGAGGCGATTCGGCCACGACTGGAAATACAAGCCAGTATATTCTCCTTGGGCCGTATCCTAACTCATCTTATCCACTGACGTTGACGGGGACGATTCATGCGTCGTCCCTGTCGGCGACCAATACGACCACGTTTATTTCCACTTATCTGCCGGACCTATTTATAGCCGCCAGCATGGTTTACGTGGGCGGGTTCCAACGTAACTTCTCAACGACTGGTGCTGATCCGCAGATGCCTATCAATTGGGAACAGCAGTATCAAACGTTGCTCAAAGGAGCGACAATTGAAGAATATAGGAAGAAATTCCAATCTTCCGCATGGGGTTCGCAATCTCCTTCGCCTATTGCTACACCGCCAAGGGGGTAAGCGATGGCCCACGCAACACTTAAACTTATTCCGGGTGTTGATGTAATTAAGACGCCGACCCTGAATGAGGCGGCTCTTTCTTCCACAAATCTTGTCCGGTTCATGCCGGACCGCAATAACCTTGGCCTTGTTCAGAAGCTGGGCGGCTGGGTTACGTATTTTAACACCGCCTATTCTTCTACGATTCGGGCATTAAAAGGATGGGCGGACCTTAATGCGGTCAATCATTTGGCTGTGGGGGCGCAATCATCTCTTAACGTTTTGACCAGCAATAACAATATTAACATAACCCCACAGACATCCGTTACCAATACCGCGCCTAATTTCTCCACAACTTCTGGCTCTACGACTGTTACAGTTGTTGATTCCAACATTACCGCATCGGTTTTGGATTACGTTAATTACGTAACGCCTGTATCGGTTGGTGGCATTGTGTTGACTGGGTCGTATTTACTTCAAACGGCGGGCGGCACAACTTACACAATTACAGCAGCATCCCCCGCTACATCAACGGTATCCAACGGCGGCGCTTCTTATACGTTTTCCACCACAAGTGGATCATCTGTTGTAACCGTTGTTTTAAATAATCATGGTTATTCAACGGGTTCTCAATTTTACATTGGGGTATCTACATCTGTAGGCGGGTTAACGCTTTTTGGCCTTTTTACCGTTTTAAGCGTAACTAACGCTAACACTTTTACTTTTTCCGCCCAAAATTCAGCTACATCAACCGCTGGTCCTGTATCTATCAATAGCGGTAACATTAATTCGACGTATTATGTAGCTATTGGCCCGCAACCCCAAGGTTCAGGATTTGGTGTTGGTGGGTATGGCACGGGCGGGTTTGGTTTGGGAACAACACAACCCTCCGTTCCGGGTACGGCTATTACAGCAACAGACTGGTCTTTGGACAACTTTGGTGAGAATTTAATTGCCAATCCTACGGGCGGCGCAATTTATTATTGGTCGCCATCTGGAGCGTTGCAAAACGCTCAAATCGTTGGTGGACAAGCGCCATTGGTTAATGACGGATGCTTTGTAGCGATGCCACAGCGGCAGGTTGTTGCTTGGGGGTCTTCGTTTACTTTGCAACCTGATCCATTATTGATCCGCTGGTCTGATGTGGGCGATAGTTCCACATGGATAGGAACCGCCACCAATCAGGCGGGTTCTTACCGCATTCCGCAGGGTTCCAAAATTGTTACGTGCTTGCAGGGTCCGCAGCAGGGCTTAATTTGGACTGACTTAGACCTTTGGTCCATGCAGTATATCGGTGCGCCATTGGTATACGGATTTAACAAAATCGGCTCTAACTGCGGTGCAATCAGCCGTAAATGCGTCGGCCAATTGGGTAACGTAATCTATTGGATGTCCCAGAAACAGTTCTTTGTTAATGCTGGTGACGGCCCTAAGCCGCTGCCCTGCCCTGTCTGGGACGTTATTTTCCAAAATTTAAAATCAGGAAATGATGGCAATGGCATCCCTTATACACAGCATATCCGTTGCGCCCCTAATTCACAGTTTAACGAAATCATGTGGTTCTACCCTTCCGCAAACGGAAACGGAGAAAATGATTCCTATGTTAAATACAATACGGTTCTCAACCAATGGGACTTTGGCTCTTTGGGTCGTTCTGCTTGGATTGATCAATCTGTCCTTGGGCCTCCCATTGGTGCTGGCACTGATAATTACCTTTATCAGCATGAAATAGGTAATGACGCGGCGGTTGGTAACACCACGACCGCTATGGCATCCTCCATGCAAACGGGCTTCTTCAGCATTGCTGAAGGCGACAAGATTATGTTTGTGGACCAAATTTGGCCCGACATGAAATGGGGAACGTATTCTGGCAACCAAAACGCCACCGTGTACGTAACTTTGTACTGGACCAACTATCCGGGCGATGCGACGGTTACGACTGGATCGTATTCAGGGTTCCCAAGCAATTCCGTGTTTTCCGCCACATTTCCAATGACACAAGCAACGGAATATATCTCCTGCCGCATTAGGGCGCGTTTGATTGCGGTTAATATTTCATCACAAGACGTAGGCACATTCTGGCGGCTTGGCGGCATACGCTACAGAGCCGCTCCTGACGGGAAATACTGATATGGCATCACTTGATGATTTGCTTTCCGCCCAAAAGAATGGTGTTGTGGCTCTCAATTCCATAGCAAACTACGATGGTTTGCGGACGGGGTATTATGGTTCAAAAAATACCAAAGAAATAGCAGCCGCTACCACTCAGGTGATAAAATTTTCATCTGGTTGGTTGGCGACAATTTCCGTCATAGCCGCAGGTTCTACGACTGGCTACATTTACGATACCAATAATTCCGGTTCACTGACGGGTAACAGGATTTACGCTATCCCGTCTTCTTTGGGGATTGGTATATACCAAATACAGATACCATTTGCGACGGGGCTTACAATTGTGACGGGAACGGGGTCAATTGTTTCCTTGACATATACCTAACAGGACTATCGAAATTTTAAATTTTAGTGTAATTCTATGGAATTACGGAGGCGGCAATGAGCGACCCATATAGCAATGATGATGATTTAACAGGCGGTGGCTCATATCTTCCGTCGCTCCCTAAGTTGTATCAAAGCATTTTAGGCAATTTTATTAGTGGTCCAGATCAAAATGCTGACATGATCAAGCCGCCAGAGGCAATGCAAAGTTTTTACAACAAAATGTTTAGTGCAATGGGTTTTCCGGATTCTCCTCAGAACCCTAATCGCACTATGCCAGCCCGTTCTGCGGTTCGCGGTGTATCGCCCCCTCCACAGTCAAATTTCCCGTCCCGACCACAAGCGGTTGCACCTAATCCATACGTCACAGACATGTATTCTGCACGCCCTCAAATGGTCGCGCCAAGTTCTTATACAACGGATAATTTTCCCAATAGGCCAACGGCAGATATGACGGCTCCGCGCCTTGATACGCGCACCTCTCAAGTGCCTTTACGGGGATCAACTCCATCAACTTTTGGTGAATCTACGGGCCGGGCGCATGCACAAGCGCCTTATAAACTTCCTGATGAAGTGGATTATACGGGCATTCCAAGGGCAATGTCTGATGCTGATTTTTATAATGCGCGCCCAATTTTGGAAAATCCAAGTGCTGCGTACAGTGGCATTCCAAAAAAAATGCAAGAAGCCGACTTAAATGCCCAAACCCCAATTCAGCGGGAATCAACTGGTCGCGCTCACCTTTCTTCTCCAATTATCCCTAAAAATGCAGCAGCCTCAACAGGCCGCGCACATATGTCCACGTCATCTCAGGACGAATCAGATTTACCCGCTTCTAAAGAGGCGGAAGATACGGGGCCGTTTCTCAACAACGATCCTAATGACATGCGTCCGGGGTCGTTGGGTGAAGCTAAGAAATTGTTTCCGGGCCGCCCTTTACAACAAGCTATTTATTATACTGACCCTACTGAAAAAGGCGGCGGTCAAATGCGCCGTCTTGGTGTAGGTGCGGATACCAGCAAACTTAATCCTGATTATATTGCACGTATTTGGGAACCCGCTGATATGTCTGGCGGGGAAAAACTCATTAGGGGCGCTTTTGAGACACCGGGCAAAAATCCAATTACATATACACCCGGCAAAGCAAGCGGCGGATCAATTGATGCCGCTTACAAAATTGCAAATCAAAAGGCTACTCCTTGCCATGTCGGATTCATTAATGCTGCTGTTGGTGGTCGGACTGATCATCTTCCTATGCATGTCTTAGAAAATTCTTACGTTGTTCCTGCGGCGGAGGTTGGCGCATTGGGACAAGGCAATTCGTTGGCTGGCGCAAAAATTTTGGATGGCATGTTCGGCCATGAAAACGCAAAAAGCCAACCAGCACATAAGGCAATTGGCGGTGGTGCTGCTGGTACACCAATGAAAAGTGGTTATCTCTCCAATCAATACACCTTGCCAGAAGATGTTAAATTGGGAGTTGATGCACCAAGCTTTTCTGGAGCCAATTTAATTAAACAAGGATTCTCAACTGGTCCTTTTGGTTTAAGCCAACAATTGCCAAAATTTTCAGCTTTAGATGTGCCAAAGCCACCGACTGATCTTGAAAGTTTAAGCGATAGACTTCGTCAGAACAAACAGGGTACGGCAGCCCCTCAAGCGGAAGCGCACGGTGGGCCAATTATGTCCGGCAATCACCGTCCTGTCCCAATTGTTGCGGCGGGCGGAGAATATGTCATTCATCCCGATATGGTTCGTAAATTAGGCGGTGGAGACATTAAAAAAGGCCATGATTATTTGGATAATTTTGTAAAATATGTCCGCCAACATACGATTAAAACCCTTCAAAAACTTCCCGGACCCCGGAGAGATTAATGGAATACCGCGTTCGTATTGCTGCCCCTGAAGATGAGGCCGACGTTCATGCATTTCTTAAAATGATGCATGAAGAAAACGGTATTTTTGAATGGGACGATGAGAAAACGCGGGAATTCATCGCAAGAGCCACCAGCCGTCGTTATGGTGTTATTGGTGTAATTGAAGGTGAAACTGGTTTGGAAGGCATGATTTGCCTTGTTCCTGACCAGTTATGGTATTCTTCGGATTGGTTTTTGAATGAAGTATTTAACTTTGTTCACCCTGATTTCAGGCGGTCAACACGGGCAAAAGGGCTGATTGCTTTTGCGAAAAACATATCTGATGAAATGAATCTTCCATTAATTCTTGGTGTTGTTTCTAATTATCGGACAGAAGCTAAAGTTAAATTATATGAACGTCAGTTCCCAAAAGCGGGAGCGTTCTTTATGTACAACAATTCGTCGATGAGGGTTCCAAATCATGGGTAATTTTTTAAACAGCCTATTTGGCTCTTCTCAATCGTCATCATATCAACCACCCGCAATTTTGCAAAATACAATTACGGATTTGCTAACCCGTGCGGGTACGCAATCGCAACAGCCTTATCCGCAATATACGCCAGATACGGCGGCGCAATACTCACAATATAATCCCGGATTGGTTGCTCCTTTAACGCCTAATCAAGTTCAGGCTGGTCAATCTATTGCTGGGTTGCAAGGATACACACAGCCTAATTTTAATGCGGCGACTGGATTGTCATTGGGGTCTGTTAATCCATTGCAAATGCAACAATTTTCTCAAGGGGCGGTTAACCAATATCTCAATCCATATCTTAATGATGTGGTAGGCTCTGCTGTTGCTAATATTAATCAAACAAATGCCCAACAACAGCAAGAAGTGTTGGGTAATGCAATTCAACGTGGTGCATTTGGTGGTGACCGTGCGGGTATTGCTCAAGCTGAATTAGCCCGCCAGCAAGGTCTTGCAAATAATGCAACAATTGCAAACCTTCTTGGTCAAGGTTATTCGCAAGCGCAACAACAGTTTAACCAACAACAACAAACTGATCTTGCGACACAATTGCAAAACCGCCAGCTTTTGGCTCAGGGTGCAAACCAACTTGCGAATCTTGGAACGCAGGGCCAGCAAGCCGCGCTGCAACAGGCGCAAGCACAATACGGTTTTGGTACAACGGAACAGCAGCAACAACAGGCTGGCCTATCCAACGCATACCAACAATATCTCAATCAGCAAATGTACCCGTATCAACAACTTGGTTGGTACGCTCAATTGGCTTCGGGTACGGCTCCGTCTCTTGGCGGAACAACAACTCAATATTCGCCGACATACAGCCCTTACAATATGTTGCAAGGGTTAGGTACATTAGGCGTATTAGGAAATTCAGGGCAAGCAAGCAGCAACCCATTTGCAACTGCATTATCGGGCCTTGGAAACTTAGCTTCCGGAGCAAGTTCTGCTGCCGCAAGCATGTTTCCGTTTTATAAAGACGGTGGCCGCGCTAATTACGATAGTGGTGGCCGCACTGGATATGCTGATGGGGGAAATCCAGTAAGCCCAGTCACCCAAGCGTATGATGATTATATTAATGCGGCCAATTCGGGCGCTCCATATGATGTGCTTCAACAACTTTATCAAAAATATCAACAGTCTTTCCAAGGCGCAACGCCTCCGTTTAAAAACGCGGCAACAACCCCTGTGGCGACAACTGCTCCTACCGCAACAACGCCTCCCGCGCCGGGAGTTGCTGCTGTGGCGACGGGCGATCACGGTGGTGCAAATCAAGGATTAATAACGGCCCGCAATGCCGCATATTCTCCTGATTACACAAGCAGCAATGGACCTGTTGGTGGCGGTGGGTATGGCCCTTATGATGCAGGTGGCGGTCCCGGAACTGCGTTTAATCCCGGCGGCCCATTGGGTGGATTAATAAGTGGAATTGCCGCAGCATTGCAAGGAACAACCAACGTAAATAAAACGCCATACGACCCAAATTATACGGGCGTTGTGTCTTCAATGGGGCCAGAAATGGCTAAAACAGGATATGTCGCATATGATCCAACCTCCGATCAAATTGTAAACAATTACGGTGGTTATAGCGGTATTCCATCCTCAACGTCCGCTTTAGATCAAAGCACTGGCCCATCCGCCGATCTTCCCGCCAGAAAAGATTATAATACAGATGCATCATCTGGTTTATTGGCCGCTATTGCCGCCCAAGAATCTGGCGGAAGCAAAAATCCTAATACGGCAGTTGGAGATGGCGGGGCCGCATTGGGCCAATTCCAAATGCATAATCCCGCTGCGCGTCAAGCTGCCACTGAACTTGGATTAAATTATGATCCAAGTATGCGGGCTGATCCAAATATTGCTCCTGCATTAGCACAACAATATTTATCAGATATGTTTAACTACACCGGAACAATTCCCGGTGCTATCGCGGCTTATAATATGGGACCGGGTGCTTACAAAGCTGCTGTACAAGCTGGTCAAGACCCTACTCAAGGGGCATATACCCAAGGTGTATTAGGTACTGGTTTGGTTGATGTTAACAGAGGCATTATGCCTCCGGGTCCAGCACCCTTACCACCTGAACGTCCAGCAAGCATGGATGTTCAACAATCAAGCCCAGAAAACCTTCCCTCTCAGGCTCCGGGGGCTGTTGAAGCTGGTCGCGGAGACAATTTGCAAAGCCGTGACACGTCTGGTGACCGCGCAAATATTTATAGCGCACCAATTGGCCCCGGACTTATATCGCAAGGCGAAACGTTAAATGCTGCATCCCGTGACACTGAAGGCGGTGAGGGCGGAGGCGGAGAAAAGCGTGGCGGTCGTATCCATAAAGCGGCGGCTGGCTCTGTTGGGTACACACCGTTCCATATGCAGTATGGTCTTCCCACTGAACAAGATATTAAAACGGAAGCGCAAGATTTTGCGGGGTCAGGCGCTGGAGTTCTTGGTCCTCAACTTCAAGCGTTGGCCGCAAAGGGCGTATTAGGTTCTAACGTTGGTGGTCGAATCCATAAACAAGATGCGGGTTCAGTTACTGGCGGCGCAGAGCCAACATTCCAATATGGCGATGAGCGCGATGCATTTGGGCCAATTTCAGATGAAGCACGGTCAGCGTCTTCTGTTGGCGAAACGATTGAAAAAGCACCAATTATCGGTCCTGTTATTCAAGCGAATCGTCAAGCTATAGAGAGGGCGATGGGAACTGATCCGCAATCTGTCGCGGCGCAGCAAGAGGCAGCTAACCGCCCCTATCATAAAGCGGCGGGAACCTATACAGCTTCTTATGAGCCAAAGGTTGAACAAATGGGAACAGAAGCCTTTAAACTTGGCGATGCATCCCAAGTTGGGAAAACTCAGCCTATCATTCCTAAAAATGCCCCCGCCGCCGTATCACAAGCGGATATGCCAGCACCAAAGGCTGTTAACGCACAGGCCACCCATTACGTTGCACCTCCTCCAGAGGATCGCAATAGAATGGCGGCACTTGCTTACTTTGCTGCGGGTGCGTCACCGGGCGCTAACTTGGGTGACTCCGCACGGGCATACGCTCAAAGCATGATGGCGACACAAGGCCAAGAACGCGCAACGATGACGACTCAAGCGCAAGCGGAACAAGCTTACGCGGCTGCTGAAGCTTCACGGGCGTCTGCGATGGCTTCCAGAATTAAACCAACTCCTGACGGACTTTCGGAAGTATATACCGGAGATGACGGTAAAATTTATTATCGTGATGTTACAAACGATACGACATCGCAATTGCCAGCCCTTCCGGGTCTCCCCGGCGTTGGCGGCGCGGGTCTTAATGTAACTCCAGATGACGCGACTTTAGGTCCACAATATGATGACGGAACCCCAACAAGCATCGCAAAGAGACAAACGATGCAAGCGATGGGTGCGAAATATAAGAAGATGGGATTGGGAACCAATGCACCTAAGATGCAGGAAGATTTCCAAAAGATGTTGAATGGCGCACAGGACGAAAATACCGTCGCGCAAAACACATCTACGGACCTTGCGATGGCGATCCAAGCCTCCGCTTCGTCTCAAGCTGATCCTTATTTGACGCCGGGTGCTGCCATTCAATATCGTAAGGTGATTGCAAATTACCTGAATACATTGAACAATATTGTATATGGTAATGATCCGGCACATGCTCTTAACGCGACGGCGGAAAACTTAACCGCCGATCAGATTAGGAACAAGATCAGCACGTTGACGACTCAAGCGCAACAGCGCGGCCTTGGCCGTGAAGCTGGCTTCTGGTTGCAAACGTTGAAAGAAGCATATCCGAATGATCAAATGACGACTCAAGCATCTAATGACTTGCTTGCGAACATGATCGTTTCCAATGGTCGTTCAAAAGACCGCGCCAACGTTTACAACCAATATGCGGGTGATTCGTCGCGTATGGGTGTGGATGCTCCGCAAGTGTTCGGTGCTGTTAACCCCGCAAGCCATTACGCCAAAGATACCGCAACCATTGCGGACATCTTAAACCATCCTACGATGGGTACAGACGGCAAGATGACCAACATGATTTCCGCTCTGCAAAACGGTCAGCTAAAGGGCGGCGCTCCGGCATTTGACGCATACGTTAAGGCCCATTACGGCGTAAGTAACTTGTCGCGTTATTTCCAATAAGGTGAATTATGGCGGAACAACTTGACCCATCAGCTTTCTTTACCAATGACGCGGCTCCCAAGTCTGTGGCTGCCGCACCCGCACAGGGTAAAGCGGGTCAGTTGGACCCCGGCGATTTTTTCGCGGGTAAAGCATCTCCTACGCCGCCAACTACTGATGAGTATGAACAGCAAATACAGTCTAAAATGCCTGAAGCAAGAAAGATTGCTAAGGGCTTAGGTACTGTAGGATCAATGGAAGCGGGTATTACAAAAATACCTATCGTTGGCGACATCGCATCAGAAATTGGTGCTGATGTTGGCGCTGCATTGCCCACATCCGTAAGCGGTGCAACGGGCGAAACATTTAGTAAACGTCGGCAAGACATTAAAGCGCAGTTTGAGGCGATGAACCGCGCTACAACTGAAGAACATCCATATATCAAAGCGGGTACGGAAATTGCGGGTTCTTTCGCTCTTCCTTTTGGAAAGATAGCGGAGCCAGTCGAAGCAATAGCCGCCAAGTATGTTCCTGAATTTGCCGCAAGAACCCTTGGTATGTCCGCAGAAGGTGCGGGGATTGCGGGATTAAGCGCCGCAACAAAAAATTACTTGGGTACTCAGCCTGAAGCGGAAAACGCTGATATTAGCGGTGAAGCTAAAACGGGTGCGGTATTTGGTGCTGCACTACCCGCCGTTGGTAAGGTGGCGGGAAAACTTATTCCTGATTGGGCTAAGGGATTGGCAGGTTCAGATTATCAAATGAACGAATTCCTCAGTAGAGTCGCGGCTGATAAGGCGGCGGGTGAGGATATCCTTGGCATTGATGGTGCGTTGCAAGCTGCATCCCGTGATCAGCCAGTTAATCCATTTAACGTTGGCGGCACAAGAACTCAACAGTGGCTCTTGAAATCATTCAAGGGCCGTGGAGATGCGCTTGATAATTTTACGAACACGCTTCAACAAAAGATGTCGGGTTCAGGTGATCGTTTTGACGCAATGCTTCGCGAAATGGCGGGGGTTGATGATGAGTTTAATTTGGATAAATTAAGCCAAGAGTCAAAAGATTACGCTCAAAAGCTAAACGATGCTAACTATCGCAAAGCAGCATGGTTACCGGATAACGGCGTTGGAATTTGGAACAGCCGTTGGGAACCTCAAATGAAGGACAAATATGTCCGACAGGCAATTAATGATGTCAACGGCATTATGTCAGATATTCAGCAAAAGCCATTTGCTTCACCGATAGATCGTGTGGGGACAAAGGGCGTTGAAACGTTAGGTTTAAATCAAAATATTACCGACGCATTAAAAGGTTCCGGCTTTAATACGCTTGATGACTTGAGCAAGGTAAATTCAAACAAATTAGCGCAAATTTTGCACCCAGATTATGAAGGTGCTGTGCGTAGCAAGTTGTTAGACCATCTTAGCCAAGGCTTTGATGATGCAAGCCCTAACAAACAGAAAATTGCGGATGCGGTTAATAACTTATCATCCTCCACACTTAGTAAGTTATTTAAGTCCAACAATCTGTCCGTTGATATGCCGCCTGAAATTACTAACGCCGCGAAGCAAGCGACGGGTGCGATTAGGGGTATGGACCTTGACAACATGACGTTGGTTCGCCCTCAAAATCTAAACGTTGAATATTTGGACAGATTACAACGTAAATTAGGTTCAAACTCCGAAGCATTGTTTAACCAAGACCCAAGTCAAAACATGGTTCTTGTAAATCGTTTGCGGGATTTGCGTAAAGATATTGTTGGCTCCATGAAGGGGCCGACAGAAATGGATGGTTCAGCTAATCCATATTATAATCCAAAAACGTATAATCAAGCGTTTGATCAAGCGCATACTCAAGCACGTCAATTGTTCCGCATTCGTGGTGCATTTGATATGGGCCGTTCGTTCCTCAACAAACTTAGTAACGGGTTGGATGCATCCGCAATTGCGAATTCCGTTCCCAAGATGACTGACGCCCGCGAACGCAAGATGTTTATTCAGGGTATTTTGGGCCAAATGAAAGCTAAGGGCATTCAAAATGGCGAAATGAAATATAACCTTGTTAATAAATACATTAATGATCCCAACGTAGCGAAGTCTTTGGAATCCGCCTTGGGTCCGCAAGCATACGGTAAAATGAGGGCATTCATCCGGGCGGAAGCCATTATGAATGAAAGCCTACAACGCGCACGTCAAATTGAAGGTGCGGGTCGTGGGTCTAATATTCTTGGTATTATTAACAAAGACGCGATTTCTTACGGCATATCCTACATGCTTGATTCGCATCTTCCACTTTTGGGATTTGTTTATAACCATGTAATTAACCCTTACATGGGTGTTAAATACGCAAGCAAACTTCGGAATATGTTAGAATCCGGCGATCTTAACCAGATGTCGGATGCTTATGATGCGATCATGCGGAACCCAAGGGCAAAGAATGCGTTCCTTGATGGCCTAAACACCGCCGTGTCCGCCAACATTGGTAGCCCGCCCCGCGTTCCAAACAATCGAATGCAAAGGGCTGAAGGTGGTCGTATCGATAATAAAAAATATGGTTTAGGCATGGGTCCTGAGCCATTGCAATCGCCAAAGGCATTATTGAAGCCAGAAGATGATGTAAGCAAGGTTGGTTTGATTAAAGATAAAACAATGGATGAGGCCAGTTCATTACACAAAATTGGCGTTATTCATTGGGACAAGCCAGTTTCCGCGCAAGATAATGTTGTGCAAAAAACCATTCGTCACCGCCTTAATGATTTTGACATTAAAGAACGCCATAAACGTGCAACAGGCGGTCAAATACCTGCAATAAATAAGTTATTTAATTCCGCAAAACGTAAATTAGATAACGGGTATAATGATGGTGGTGAGGTTGAGCCAAAAATTAATAACCCAATGTCTGTATTCCCCAAACCGCAGCGCATGTTTCCAGAGGATGCACCTGTGCTTGGCGGTCAATATTTGTCTATGCCTGACCAAACCGACATGACGGGGCATAAGTCCGCTGCCGCTTCTATCGGTGTTAATCCCGGCGGAAAACCTTATTTCACTGCGTCACGCGATGCTGTTGATGTTACCGGAACGCCGGGCCGGGGTAGTGCAACAACAAAAACTAATTTGTTTAAACAAAAAGCTGGATGGAATTGGAAAGAAGCCCCAGAAGGGCATGAGAACACAAACACAATTGTGTCGGTCGAACATCGCGGCCAACATCATTATGCCTTAAATGCTCATTTCCCCAAAGGCGTTGATTTTGCGCGGTACGAAAATTCCCCATCTGAACCACGCCTTCGTCCGACAACCAAAGGAAATGTTGAATTTGGGCCTCAAGCTGGTAATATTTTAGTTCGTGGGCGCGAACATCCTGTATATCATCATGTGATAGTAAAAAATGAAGGCGGATCAGTAAAACGTCCAACCCGTGCAACAGGCGGTCGGATACCTGAAGTAGATAAGTTATTTAACGCCGCTAAACGTGAATTGGATAACGGCACAAAACCTATGCTTCATTTGCCAGACGACACAATTGTTAATGCTCTTAGAATTGCCCAAGGACGGATTTAATGGACCCGTTTACCCTTATCGCAGGTGCTACCGCCATTTATAACTCAATCAAGTCCTCCGTGGATGCGGGCAAGGACGTGATGGAAACTGCGGAAAAGGTAGGCAATCTTTTTAGCAAGGTTGCCCAGATCGTTACGATTGCGTCAACGCCGCGCAAAAAGAAAATGTTCCAATCTCAGGCGGAGTTTGAGGCGGAGGCCGTCAAGATTTACGCCGCCAAGGCTAAAGCCCAACAGATGCAATTGGATGTCAAGAACATGTTCGTGGGACAATATGGCCCCGCTGCATGGGAAGGCATCCAGCGGTCTGTCATTGAGATGCGGAAAGAGGCTGCACGTCAGGCGGCTGCTGCATTGAAGGAACAGGAAGAGAACCGCAAGGATTTGATTATGGTTAGCAGTATTGTGGGTTTTCTGGTATTAGGTATTGGTGCAATTGGCATTTTCCTCATGATAACGGTGAAATAAGATGGACATTCTTAAGACCTTTGGACCATTGCTTGGTTCAGTTGCCCCAACTATCGCGACGGCATTGCTTGGACCTGTTGGTGGCATGGCGGTTAAAGCTATATCAAATGCCCTTTTTGGTCATGAAAATGGCACTGAAGACGACATCATG